CGCATGCAATTTTACCCGCCTCCTTCTGGATGCTGTCCTTGTGCCGGTTCTTCATGCGTTCGAACCATTTGGACTGCTTTTTGTGTTCGTAGTACTGCCTTCTGGCATACGGTGTGGACTGGACGATCAGACCGGAACCGGTGACCGTATCACGTTTTGCCGCCTCTCTCAGTACACCGATTCGGAACGGCGTTTCCGGTTTCATACGGGTTATGCACGTCGTATCCACATACTTTTGTGCTTCTGCAAGGTTTCCATTAAGCCTTGCCGCAAGGGAGGCATCCCATTCCATCCTTGCCGTGAACATCCCACCGCTGCCATGCCCGCTGTAGCGGACGTTCTGCGGCTGCTGGATCTGAAACGTTTTCCTGGTCTCTGCCATCATGCACCCCCTGTCACCTTGATGTGCGGATTGCCTCCGTACCGGTTGTAGTTTGCCGCCGACACTTTGAAATGCTCTGTGCCGGCCAGGTCTTTCGCCGTCTTCACCTGCACGCTGCACTGCCCTTTTACCAGGTAATCATCCTTTTTTACCAGGACTGTGGTATCCGGGATGCGGACCATGAAAGTGTCCGCGGTCTTCCTACCTTCCGTAGTGACGCTGGACTGTTCTGCCTCGTACCACCAGAGTGCCGGGATGTATGTACTCTCCCACTCATCCAGACGGGTTGCCGGATTGTAACTACGGTGGTAGAGGGTTGCGTCAGTGTTGGTCAGCATCGTCATACACCCCCATATCCAACAGGCCGGTCGGTTCCAGGTACAACGCCGCCGTCTGGTAGATCTTGCCCGCCAGTATCTCCTGGGCGGTTTTTCCTCCCTGTTCCTGTACATACGAAACAGAATAACCGTCGATGTTCTCTGATGCGACCTCCCTGCCCTGGTATTCTGCTTTCGCTGCCTGGTCTGCATACAGAAGGTCACAGCACGCACAGGCGGCATACTGCACTTCTTCCATGGATCTGTCTGCACGGTCGAACGTGATCCGCCGGATGTGTGCCGACACCGGCACGATCACCCTGCGGAACTGTCCTTCCGTCAGCTCACCGCCATACTGCCCTGTATAGAATGTATAATCAGTATACTGTGTCATAAGCCCGTCCTCTCAGGCTTTGTGTGACACGTAGAAGCCAGCCGCTTTGTTGCGGTAGTAATCCACCAGGCCATACTTGCGGTATTTCAGGATATCGCCGTCTGCATTCGCATTCAGGCTTGCCGGGATGATGTCGCTCGCAATGTGCTTATCAAATTTGATGATCGCCGGTTTATGGATGATCATGAAGTTGATGTCCTTGCCTTCTTCCGAAATTTTTTCGTAGTAGGTAGAAATGCTTCCCACTGCCGGGCTTTTGACCGCTTCATAGCTGCTGCCGCTCTGTGTGTAGTAGGTTTTCCCGGATACCACCGAAGAATCCTTCGTCTTTTCGTAAGCTGCCGTGCCTCTCGTGTAATGTCCGGCTTCCTCGCCCTCGCTCTTTCCGTCCAGCAGATGGATCGCGGTATAGAATCTGGACTGCGGCACCTTCTTCTTGATGTTGAATGCATTCAGGATCTCACGGGACTTCGTTGTGTCCAGTGCCATGACCCCGTTCATCAGTGTCGAGGTCGCATACAGGATCCTGCCCTCTTCCGGCACTTCGTCCTCATCCATCACGTTCTTTGCCTCGATCAGGGCTTTCAGGAATGCTTCTGCATCCGCCAGGTTCTCCGCTTTCTTTGTGATGCCGTCAAATCCGCAGATGGTCGCAAAAGTAAATGCATCTGCCTCCGGTGCTACCCTGGTTCTCTGCAGCTCTGCTCCTGCCCTCGTAAATGCCAGGTTCATAGACTCCTGGTTGTCCATCGTATCTACTTCCAGTTTGGCACCACGGTCATAATTGAAGCGTGCAGTTGCCCATTTCAGTGATACAGCCGCAGAAGTATAACCGGAATTGCGGTCGTAATTTCCCAGTCCTCCGACCTCGATCTGTGGGTATAAGATCTCGCTCACATTTGCTCCGGCACGCATCATGCTCGGATCACTGGTCAGATCTGCGGCCACAGATGCACTTTTGTACACCTCGTCAATGATATCCAGATAGTTTTTTGCTAATTCAATCGTATTCGCCATGTTTCATCTCTCCTTTTCTATTTGCTTTCCGCAGGTGGTAAACCTGCTGCTGCCCTCATGGCAGCCAGTGCCGAGTCCGTCCCGCCGTTCCCGCCGGACGGTCCGACCGGATTCTTGAAAGGTTCATCTGACCCAAACAGATAAGCGTCAGACTCTTTTGCGGCATCCAGTGCTTTCTTGATGTCCGCACTCTGGTCTTTGGATTCCCTTAAGGCATCCATGTCAAGCAGTGCCATGACCGCCTTTGCATTTCTGCCGCCTGCTTCCTTGATCGCAGATCTAACGGAATCCGTAAACAGACGTTCCGCTTCCTTTGCGTCATACGTCTCTTTCTGCGTTTTCAGATCGTCCTGGAGTTTTGTGATCTGCCCTTTGAGGTCTGCGACATCCACGCCGTCAAACTCCTTGAGCTTTTCGTTTACCGTATCCAGTGAAGTCTTGTACTCGTCACGCTGGTTCACTGCCTTGTCGTACTCGTTTTTGGTGCGGTAATTTTCCTTCCATGACTTGTCAAAGTCTGCCTTTTTCTCTTCCGGGATCTCCAGACCGTAATCTTTCAGAATCTCATAGATATTTTTCATTGCTTCGTTCCTCCTGAAATGTTTTATTGACCGCTCTTTCAGCGGTGTGGGATATAGCCGGTTAGACCTCCGGCCGGGTAACTGCCCAGTTTTACGCCTTATGGCAGGGCATAAAAATAAGACACGTAACCCCGTGCCTTAAAGGGAGATACCTGGATCACCGCCTTTCTACGGATAACCGTCTGCCGTTGAACTGTACCGTATCGCCGATCTGTGCCACTTCATCGCCAATCCTCACCCCCTTCAGTTCTGCGTGTCCGTCTTTGTCCCAGTATAAGAATTTGATTGTCTTGTAATTGATCCGGCTCGCCAGCCAGTTCGGTGCAAGCCTGTCTGCGTCTTTTGTGACTGTGTAATGTTCTATCATTCCACAAACATCCAGTCATCTGCCAGCATATCAGCCTGAGAAGCGAGCCAGCCCATCTGTACACCGGAAGTCCCAACGAACGCCACCGCCATGTTGCCAATTGCATCATGCTCGCAGTTCACAATTTCTCCGTTTTGTGTTTTGTAAGAAATACCTGTTGCAAGCTGAATATACTGATTCTTACCATTCCAGCCTTCACGCTTTACTTTCATACCTCTTTTCAGATATTTAATGGCTTCGCCAAAAGAAAACGTTGCTTTTCCGCCAAGTTCAGGGCAATTTGTTTCATCTGCAATAATCCATTCTTCTGAAACAATATTACTAAGCGTATATTCAACTCTCTCTGTTTTTCTGATATCCATCTCAATGCCATCTTTTGTATGCATGATGATTGTTTTTCTGCTACCATCCCAGCACCAGTAACCGCCCCAGGATGGAAGTTTCACTTTTTCTCCATGTTTCATCAACTCAAATGCTTTCGAAAATTTCATGTTCTTATCCTCGCTTTCTTAATCTAATATTGATTTATTTAATGCTTCCACCAGTTCCCTCTCACGTTCTGAAAGTTCATAACAGATGGCATCCTCTGCCTGCTTTCTGGCATTTTCTGCTGCCTGCTTTTCTGCATTCTGTTTCCTGGCTGCCGCCTGGTCTGACAGCAGAAGCCCTGCCCCGTAAATCTCTTTTTTCATGGCTCTCTGGGCGTCCAGGCTTCGCACAAGCTGGCATTCTTCACGCCTTACCCTGAAATGTACGCCGTAGCGTGCCATTTTCTGCATCATGGCAGCGGTGACGATATGATCCGGATAATCATACTTTGACAATTTCCGTGCCTTTTCCTGTTTCAGCTTTTCCACTGTATCATTTACCAGCCGGGTCAGATCCGGTGATGTCTCCGCTACCGTTTCCGGTTCGAAGCTGGTAATAAACGATGTTCTCACAGTTGCCCCGTTTTCGTACACGATCGAACAGTCACACACAATGTGGTTCATTCTGTCCCAGGTAGTCTTGCCGGATAATGCCGTGAGTGACGGGGCAAACAAAAAGAACGGGATGCCCCGTTCCAGATAAAATTCACATATGTTTTTCAGGATGGAAAAAGGTGGGTTGTCCACCACCACACATCCCGGCGGATATTCGTCTTTTTCGTAATCGCCGCCTGGCCAGAATGGGCGAATCACGTTCTCAGGATCAATATTGTAACGTTTGCACACCCAGTCCTTTATGACTTCGTATATCTCCGATGGTGTATAGCAGTCGTCTGTCGTTTTCTTCGGTTTGAATTTTTCGACAAATTCTTCGTAAGTTTTGCTTTTTATGTTTCTCACCTCCTTAAAAATGGGTACAAAAATACCACCTGTCTTTCGACTGGTGGTACCTACTGTCCTTGTTCCCATGCCCACTTTTTTACTTTTTCAAATGCTTCTATCACTTTTGTTGGAGCATTCTCAAGCTTCCCATCATAGATACGATTAGCATATGGTTCATACACTTCCATCAGCTTTCTTATTTCTTCTGGATATTCCCTAATTACCATGTCTTTTTCTCCTATATGTAGTCATATACTCTGCCTCAACTTCATCATAGCGACCTAAGCGATACATCCTTTCTGCATATTCGCTTACTTTATTCACATTGTACTTGCTTATACCAGCCTTGTCAATTACCTTCTTCGCATCCTTACAAGCACTTTGTATGTACTCTCTATGGTTTTCTTTAGTAATTTTTCCCTTCTGACTTCTGAAATTTTCAGCTTGTTTCATATGCCACATTTCATGATATTCGATATCACCTTGATTTTCTACAATCTTTTTATCTGCAATTTGTGGAATATAAAAAACAGTATTTTGAATTGCGTCATATTTTCCATACGCTGTTGGCATCTCATCCGGTGATACAATCACAATTTTAGGTTTTCTGTCTGATGGAATCCCCCATTGTTTTATTGCTTCTTCTGTATTTTTGTTAATTTGATGCAACGCTCTTGGTTTTATCGTTGCATTGTCAGAAATATATACATCGCCCGAATAAGATAGTACTTTTCGCGTTTTCACTTCAAAGTCCTCTTTGATTTTTACGTCTATACTCTCTTGGCTCCGCTGTATCGGGCGATACATCTGTGATGTCTCTGCTTTATTTTGAAATTTGTAAGTTGTTTTTACGGGAGCAATTCTTCCCAGTCCATCCTGATAGATTCTCTCACGCTGTTCCACAAGTCCCATTTTCTTACTAAACTGCTTATACTCGTTCAGCTGTCCCTGGTACTTTGCTTTTTCCAGCATGATGTCGTCCTTGTCAGCTCCTGCCTCTTCTAACAGCCGAATCTTCTGACGCTGGGCACGCATGGCGGTCTCCATCTTCCTCTGCTGCTGGGTCTGTTCGTAGGCATTGAGCTGCTTACCGTTCCATTCTTTTGTCTGGGCTTCCCTTTTGTTCTGCTCTTCCAGCCAGTCATCCGGATAGAGACGTTCGGAAATGCCAGGGATAAATGGGTCAAAGGAATGTCTACAGTTGGCACCGCACAACCCTGTGACGCTTCCATATCCGCAGACCGTCCGCAGTTCTTCCTTGCTGAACACCTTGCCCTGCCATGTCTGGTGATCCGGCCTCGCACATGGGTGCCAGGACACTTCAAACTGGTCTGTGCCGAGTTTTTCTGCGTTGTGCTCACTGATCTGTGCCGTGATCTGGTTCACGCCTGTGAGGACGGCTCTGCGGGCTGCTACGTCTGCCCGGTTGGTGTGGCCGGAAGCGTAATCCACCACCCGAAGCCCGCTGTTCGTCATCTGGGTGACGACTTTGCGGACGGCAGAGTTGTAATCCGTGGCACCTGTCACAACGTCCTGTATGGCCGTATCCACGTATTTCTGGTAGTACTCGGCAAATGGTGTGAATACACGCCTGCCGCCCATCATGACCGAAAATCCGCAGCTCTGGGACAGGTTCACCATGGTATCCTGTGTCTGTTTCCTTATAGCTTCTGTCAGCTGTATGAGCCACTCGTTATCCTCAGGTGCGATAAACTCGTCCGTGATCTGCTCATAGACTTCCTGGTTGCGGACATATTCCCATTCAGCCACCTTGTCATACATTTCAAACATTTCCGGCCAGGTCGCATCCAATGATTCTTTGATGATCCGCTCGACTTCCTCCCGGGATCTGCCCATCTCGATCAGGCGGTTGATCTGGTAGTCTGCCGTTGATGTGATCTCGCCGGCTTTTTTTATCCTGCGGACAACATCCTCCATGATACGCAGCTCTGCACCCCGCCAGATCCTCTCCGCAACCAGCCCCATCCGTTCTTTATCCGGTTTCTCCTTTTTGCTCGCCATGGCATCACTCCATCACGTTGTTCTGCACTGGCAGGTTCTTCTTGGCTGTCGCCTCATCCTCGTTGTACCACTTCATGCGGTATTCAACCGCAGACATCACACCCATAGAAACATCCTGGCGGTCCTGCTGCCTTTCGGAATCTTCATCCGTCAGGATGGAATCGTTGAACTTACAGGCAAATTCATAACCGGAATGGTACATGCTGTTATAGAACGCCAGGGCAGCGGCATAATCCTCCAGGCATTCTTTCAGGTTCTCCTGGATCGCTGTCACACGGTTGTATTTCCGTGCTTTCGAGACGCGTACCTCAGTCGCTGTCTTGGATACCTCCTGAACGTCTGACAGGTCGCCGTAGGCAAGCCCGACTGTGAACTCAATGTTCCGGTAATACTTCTCAAGACCGGCAATGTAGGAAGCGTCCCGCATCGCCGGGGAATATTCCCGCAGCAGTTCCTTGTCTTTGCCGTCCTCGATGTTCAGGCCACGGTACAGGCGTTTGTCCAGCTGTGCCATCCGTACGCCCCTGCTCCCGCGTTTCAGTGCACGTTCATCCACATGCACGGCACGCTCGCCGGATTCATACTCCCAGTCGAGCCTTGCCGCCTGGATGTCTGCCTTGCGGATCAGGTCGGCAGCAGCGTCAAAGATTGACACCCCACAGAATGAACCGTCAATCCGGTTTTTGAGTGGGTTGCGGTAGTACCCGAAGTCCATGCGGTCCATTCCTGGATAGGTCACCGGACCCTGGTTGATGTCTGCCCATTCGTCCACCGCATCCAGGCTGCATGGTGTACCAAGGTGATTCCGGTCAAGGGAATGGTAGCACTTGTTTTCGATCGTCAGGTTTCCGTTCGTGAAGTAATGACGCTCCATTTTCGTGTAATAGTCATATTCCCCCACCCGCTTAACGGTCAGAAAAGCAACATCGACCGGTTTCCCGGAATCATCGAAGCGGACCGGCACGAACTTATCAGCTGTGACGAACTCGGTCCTGTCTGCCCCCAGCGGCCGCAGGATAAAAGAGCCGAAGCCAAGACCGTCCTGCAGGTTCTCATTCAGGTCTAACAGCCCCCTCTGGTAAGCCGCATCCAGCCGGTCATTGTTCAGGATGGAGCTTTCCATCTCAACCAGCACCGCATCCGCAAATTCGCGGCAGATACCGGACTCAATCCGAAGCGACACCACCGGGTCCACGCACCACGGTGCCTTCCCGTCCATCATGCCGCCCCAGCTTTCCAGGGCTTCGACCATGGACTGTGACAGCGTCAGTTCACGCCCCAGGGCTGTTTTCAGTGTCGTATAATCAAACAATCTCCTCACCTCTCTCCATATCCGTTTTGCAAAATCAAACATCCTCCACCTCCTGGATGAGTTCCTTCAGGTCGCGTTCTATGGTGTACTCGAACGCATCCAGGCTGTCTATGTCCGTGCTGCCATCGTCCAGCCGCTCATCATCCTGTTTCTCCCTGTTCCAGACCGCATCCGAAAATGCTGTTTCCAGGCTATCGCAGTCATCTGTAAGAAAAAACCGCCCGGCTCCCATAAGCCTGACGGTCGCATTGATACGGTCATTTACACGTTTCTTCTTTGCCGGTTTCACGCTGATCCACGGGAAACGCTTCTCGACCGCGTTCCGGATGGAATTACCCAGAACGGTTTCTGCATTGTCCCAGAAGACCGTTTCTACGTTACAGTATTCGATGGTATCCCAGTGTCTTACAACATCCGCATACTGGTCAATCACATCCTGCACGAAATCACAGAACAGTTGATCCAGGCGGTTGCTGTCGATCGGGTCGTCTTTCTCTTTTGCCATGACCCGGCGGGATTTCAGGGCGATCACATCCCGGTAATTGTCCGTGTACCCTCTTGCCACGAACGCATGGCCGGACTTGTTGCCGCCGAAGTCCAGACCGATCTCGATGGATACAAGGTCCTGCTTCCGAAACTCCTTGCAGTCCTGGCTGCTTCCGGGATGTTCTACGATCCTGCACCGGAACGCTTCCGGGTGGTCTGCAAACTTCTTGTAGATCGAACCGTCTGCACGCTTCCAGAGTCCTAAGATCAGGCGGTCGTAGTAGATCGTGCCATCGTATTCCCTGCAGAGCTGTTCCACAAAAGCCGGATCCAGGTACGGGTTGTCAAAGATCGTGTACTTTTGCAGGTAGATATCAAGCTCCGGTGTGTCCAGGAACTCTTTCAGCCAGTGGGTAGGATGCTCCGGGTTGCATGACCCGTCAAAGCAGCTGTAAGGCTTATCGAGTCGTGATTTGAGCATCTGGAACACTTCTTTGTTCCACTTGGCGATCTCATCCCCGTAGCAGTATTTGATGCTCGCACCCTGGATCTTGGCAACCTGGCTGACCTTCTCCGCCCCCAGGCAGTAGACATCCTCACCGCATACCCTTGCAATGTTGCGGTTGTTGATGTTGCCGACCAGCTTATCGGTATAGATCTCACGCATCGGCTGGAGCACGTTTCGCTCGATGGATTCCTTCGACACGCCAAGGATCACATTCAGCCCCGGTTTTCCCGCCCTCTCACGGATCCGGAAGGGAATGACGAAAGTTGTATCCACAAAAGACTTCCCGGAACGTACTGCCCCGGATTTAATGTTCCAGCGGTGCGTTGCGTTCACGATGTATTCATTCTGCATTTTGCTCAACTGCATTGTCACGCACCTCCTTCAGTATCGCATCCAGCTTCTCAAGTGCCTCGTCCGTCTCATTCTCACCTGTGACTGCCTGTTTCCTCGCTTTCTTAAGCTCTGTATCTGCTTCCTTGTTGCGGATGTCCTCCTCTGCCGCCCCGTTCTGCCCTGCATACTGAGCCACGAAGTAAGCGGCTTTGGTGTTGCCCTGCATCGCTTCCCGGATCTGAGCCGCCAGCATCGCAGATTCAAGTGTACAGTCCAGGCCGATCGACTCCAGGAACGGTTTCCACTCCGGGTTATCAATTTCCGCTGTCAGCAGGGCGTTCAACGTCTTCCGGAACTCTGCTTTTCGCCGCCTTGCCTTCCCGGATGCCTGGCCACCTTTTCTGGCGTATTCTCTCACTTCGCTCTCGCTTCGTTTGTCAAAAGGCACTAAGTTTTCATTGTTTGCCAATCACCTCACCTTCCTTTGTTCTGTTGTTATTTTTGAGTACACAAAAAGACACCCAGCATTGCCAGATGTCTTCCTGCGGAAAATGTAGTATTCTTTTGAGAAAGGATTCTTATATGCCCCCATCAGGGAAATCGGAACAGAAGGACTCGAACCTTCGACAAACACTGGTTATGAACCAGCTGCTCTCACCGACTGAGCTATGTTCCAATGCTGCCGGGCTGTTGAGACCCGGCAGATATACAATATACGGAGGTAAATGAAAAGAACCAATCATGTCAGCATCATTCCCAAACTGAACTGATTACACTATATCACATGGCAAGGCGGACATTCTAGGACATCTTGAAATTTTTTAATGCCCATCCGTGAATTCTTCTTGCATGTCTTGGATCACACCCCATCTTTCTTCCGATATCGTCCCAATTCAGCCCCCACAGATACCTCAGTCGCAACACCCTCTGCTCATCCGGGTTCTCCATCCGTCTGATCGCCAGGCCGATCTGTTCACGTGTCCTTGCCTTTTCCAGGCGTTCCTGCTTCAACCGGTCAATCTGTTCATCCAACAGCACCATGTAATCCGACAGATCAGACTGCTGGCTGCCTTTCGGCATCCCGTCATTGACCATGGATGGAAACATCTGATCCATCCGGAGCCTCTGGATCTCTTCCAGGATCTCCTGCTCTCTCCGTTCACATTCCCGGTATCTTCGCAGGAACTCCTTTTTCTTGTCGTTTTCTGTCATCTCCACCGGCATCGCCTCCCCTCATGCATTTCCTTGCTATTATTTCCAGGATTTCACCGTCTTCATCATCGGTGTGTTCTATGTAATGTTCTATAATTTTGACTGATGCCAGTTTTGTCATCTTGCTCTTTACTGCGGCTGGTTCATGGAATCTTCTGGCTGCATCAGCATCAACACTCTGCTCCAGATGATCATAATGTGCTTTACGTTTTACATTTTTTTCTGCTGCTTTCATCGCTCATCTTCCTGCCCCTTTCGATCTCCTGCACCCTGTGTGGCGGGCACTGATTATTTGATTGCTTTCGCTCCGATGACGCAAGCCGGGGCGAAGCGATAGCTGTACGCTGCGTAGAAGTCTTGGCCGACGTAGCCGGACGCGGACACATACCACGTAAGGCTCGCGGTGCCTCTGTACGCAGATCTTGTCCAGTGCCACTCTGTCTCCTGCTCCGGATTGACTTTCACGCAGTCGCGTTCTGATCTGAACCGCTGATACTTCTTTTCTTTGTCCTTCATTTCTTCCACGGACAGAAGGAAGAACGTGTCCAGTGTTGCCTCTCTGTCTCCGTTCTCCTTCAGCACAGGAACCAGGAGTCTTCTGAACCCTTCCTCGAATCTCTCCTTGAATCCGATGCTGTTCATGTTTCTGCGAATGCTGGACTCCTCCCATTTGTTGCAGCCGTTTTCATCGAACGGCATTTCACCGAACGGAAGATCTGTGAACTGTAATGTCATCGTTCGCATGTCTGGATCCGCAGCCTTGTCTTTGTCGTAGTCCAGGATATTCAACAGGGCCGTTCCAATTCCTTCGACCTGGACTGTGATCTGTCCATCTTCTCCGAATGTTTCTCTTGCCTTACCTGCTGCCAGGATCTCCTCGATCTGCTCCCATGTGTACTCTGTTTCTCTGATTGTTCTTGCTTTCATTGTCTGTTCTCCTTTTCTGGTCAATACTCTTTCTTCGCATACCGGACACACAATGTGCCCACCGTTTGGCATTCTTCCCAGCTGCTTTCATCGCTCATCTTCCCGCCCCTTTCATGAACCTGTCCAGCACAGACATTCTCCAGTCATATTCCATTCTTGCCTGGTAGCAGTCACAGCAATGTGTTTCTGTTGTTACATCACTGAATTCTTCGCTTCTTGTACATCTGCATACCCCATCCTCGCTATGGTATCTGCATGTGTCACACGTTCTGTCGTAATTCATTTTTTATTTCCCCTTCTGTAATGATTTCAAAAATTCTGCCAGTTCCATTT